ACCAGCAGTAACAGCTCTAACAGCACCAGCGGCTTTACCAGCTTTAGCAAACATACCCGCTCTACCAGCTGCACCAAAGATCGGAACAAACCCTGTAGCAAACTGTGCAACACCCTCTACAAGACCACCTGCCATTGTTTTAGAAGTACCAAGGAAACGGGTATCGTAGTCAGGAAGCACATCAAATGCTAAGTAGTCTGCTAGGTTGTAAGCACCTTGAACAGCACCTTCTACACCACGAAACGGAGCTGCTAATATATCTGTTGCGTAATCAAAAAAATCGTTGTCGTCTTCCTTTAAAATGTCTTCTGGTAATGCCATAGTGTTTTACTTTATAAGTCTTAATCTTTTAGCGAACTCTCGTTGATCTTCCACAAATTGTACTAGATCATCTATCCCTATTATACTAGCTTTATCTTTTACTTCTTGAGGCATATCCTCGTTATTCTTTATGTCTTTAGCTTGTTCTAGTGTAGCCACCGATAAAAGTCGAGTTATTCTTGCCCTACCTTTAAATTCAGCAGCATCAAACCTAACTCTTCCGTCAGGTGATAAACCTCTTCTAAGAGTGTCCGTGCTAGTAAAAGTCTCTAAGAATCCGTTTATATTCATCCACTCATTAAGCATCCCTTTTTGTTCTTCTACAGTGTAGCGAACACCAGGTTGTCCTTTAACAGTCATAGGAACAGAACCTGCCATAACAGCTGTATCTGGAGTTGGTTCTACTTTCCAAGCGTTGGGGTCTAACTGTTCAGATAAGATAGCAGAAGTCCTAATACCGTATGACCTAAGAAATTCAAAAGATTTCTGTTTGTTTTCTGGTGTAGCTTCTTTTGCTCCTAATACTTTTAAAGCTTTAGTAGTCTCCGCTAAGTCACCTTTTTTCTTGTCGTATCCAAAAAGATTTTCTAGTGCTTTATCGAACATTCCTTTTTCAGGTGCTTCTAAATCTTCCTGTTTTGTTTCTAAATAGTCCTTGACTCTTGTAGCTTCATTCTCTTCTTTAGTTTTTTCAACTGTACGAGTTTTAAGCTGGTTTTGTAACTCCTTATAAAGTCGTTCATCTTCTTTTCTAGTAAACTCTAAAAGTTTATCTTGTCTTTCCTCGTTAGATAGAGGTGTCTGTGTAAGTTGTAGAGTATAATTATCTATATTTGTTTGAAACTCAGCTAAAGAATTTGTCAGTAGATTAAGACCTTCAGGATCTCCACTTAAAAGACCTTGTTGATCGAAATAACTTTTTACCTTTGTAGTGAAACCATCGCTTATAAATCTTAAACCAGGAGTGTTTCTTTTTAACTCTTCTTTTTTCCTTACATTAAAATTTACATTTGTAGCTAACCACGATTTAGCTTGGTCATTGAAACTAACAAAAGCTTCTTTATTACCTGCAAGATTGGGATTGTTTAAAGCAAATCTTTCTAAATCGTTTTTGTTTGTGAACTTTTGTCCTCCAAACTCAACTTCTTGTTCTCCGCTGTTCAGTTGATCGTGTGCAAATTTAAACTCAGTAAGTGTATTATCTGCTAATTCAACACCTGCTTCCTCTTCTTGACCTTCGAATATTTCAGCAGCTTTATTTATGACTCTTTCGTACTCTAAGTACTCATCATCATTCATCTTAGCGTTACCAAACTTTAGGTTTTCTGCTGCCCAATTTAAAAATCCATCCGCTCTATCTTCGTTACCGCTAGCAGCTAGTTTCCTAATAACAGAAGTAAAGATAGCTCGTTGCTCTTTTGGTGAGTAAGCATTTAAATTACCCCAATCTTCAGCAAAAGAATTGAGAGTTTCTAAGTCATATATACCAGCCCTAGCGTCATCGTCTAAAGCCCCTGTTATATTTCTTACTGTTTCAAAAAGAGCAGAACTCGTAGAGAAAGCTAATTCTTCTTTAGCTATTGCTGATTGTCTTACTTCAAAGTTTGTTACAAGCGGTTGTATCTGTGGGTTTATGGCTTTTTGTAAACCTTGCTGTGCAATAACAGAACCTGCTAATCCAGGATTATTTTGTATGTACTCATCTCTTACTTTATTAATAATGTCAGCCCCACCTTCAGGATCATCTTCTAAAGGGTTAGCTAAACGCTTATTAATCTCAACCATCAAATCTCTACTAGCTAACTTACCTATCGCTTCTATCTTCCTCTTCTGATTAACAGGAGAAGTAAGCCAACTCATTGCACCTTTTCTTACTTGCTTATCAAACTCTCCCTCTGTCTTTTGAAGCATTGCTTGAATCTCTTCAGGACTCTTCCTTGATAACTCATCTTCAAACTGTTCTGCTTCTATATCGGCTACTTGTGTGTACTGTTGTAGGATAGGATTAACCTGTGACAAAGCATCTGCAAGGTCCATCAACTTATTCCTACCAGCTTTAGGTTGTACTATTCCGTATTGATAGCCAGGAAGGTCAACAGGTTGAACTGTAGGTGCTTCACCTAATCCTTGTACTTGTACTCGTTCTTTAGCCATAATTAATAACCTGGTGTAGGAATGCTATATTGATCTGTTTTGGGCATATACCTAGAAAACTGTCCTCCTCCTATATCTATAGTAGATGGCGATCCCATCCTACTACTAATATCTTGACCTGCTGCGTATCCACTAAGTCCACCGCTAACAGCTTGTAATCCTGACACTAATAAACTAGGTCTATTAATAGGTTGACTAAGTCCTAATATCTCTTGTTGAGAAGCTAATCCTAATTGTTGTAGGCTCATGCCTGTTTGTAGACCGTAAAGTTTCTCTTGAGTAGTAACAGCTGCTTGTAATCCTGCTTGTTGTCTAACATAATCATCCATTAAAGCTTGTACTGAAAGACCTGACACACCTGCTTCACCTGCTGATACAGTAGCACTAGCAAGTCTTTCTCTAGCTGCTTTTGTTATTTTACCAGTCTCTTGAGCTAAAGCTAACCGTTTCTGTTGAGATTCTAATATCTGAGATGTCCTTTGAAAACCTGCTTTCCTTTTAGCTGCCGCAATAGACTGTGCTTGATAAGCTGCTTGTGCTTTAGCTTGTTGTCTTTGCCCCATATACCCTGCACCTGCCGATGCTACACCTGCTATTGCTCCTATTGCTGCTAATGGTAAACACATAATAAATTACTTCCTTTCTATTTTAAATGACTTATAACCAGGATAATTGCAATCTTCAAAAGTAGCACCTAACCAAGTCAACCACCTAACACTCAGTGTATTAGCTTCCATAACATAGTTTGTTAAGTAGTCAAATCCATCCATCAAATCATCTATCCACATCTGTGATTCCTTAACAAACTTCTTCTTAATCTTATAAAAGTTTCTAGTACCTAACAACCAAGCTATTCCTATGTTCTCTCTAGGACTGACTCCGAAGCAAGCTAACAGACCGTCTTGACAATCCTTGACGCTATAACACTTACTACTAGCTTCAAAGGAACTGTACACAGCATCTCTAGGGTGGTGCATTAATCCTATACACTCCATCATATCTTCTTCTCTTAAGTCTTCATATAACATAGGAGCATCAAGATCAGCCATGCTAGGTTCAATTCTAACTTCCATATCTTCTACTTCTAGGTATCATTGTTGATTCAAACTCAGCAGCTAATAACTTACAAGGCAGTGCAGAACTACTCTTAACTTCTATAGTTGCATCATTAGGTTGAGCTTGTACTGCAAACTTAAAGAATCCAGTCTCAGGTGTGAACTTACTAAGTGTACTTACAGAAGCTAACAAAGTAGGATTGTAAGTGTAAGTGTAAGTATCTCTGAATTTAGGAGTTACTTCTACAGTAAAGTGTCCAGTCTCTGAATACTCAATACTACCGTTACGGATAGTTTGGAATGTATAGTCAGATGCAGATCGTCCTCCTCTTTCTGTAGGTTGTTTCAAGTTCTGCTTAGAGAACCTGTATAACATATCATACTCATATCCTATGAAGAAGTCATCCTCACTTAGGTACTGATAGCTTTCATCAGACCAAGCAGCAGCACTTACAACTTCTGAAGTTACTTCCCAATAATTAGTATCACTAGTAGGTATAGAACTAGATGAAGTGTGACCTTGGATACATTTATATAATGTACCTCCATCACTAACATAAGATGCTAACTGACCATTCACAATAGCTTCGTTATTAACAGAGTTACTTATAGTCAAAGCTCTTCTGTTACCATTCTTAGTGTACACTGCCATACCATCTTTGAATACAAATCCTCCAGTAGTGGTAATCTTAGTAACATTAAATTGAGTTACACCGTTAAATACTACTCCTGATCCACCACTTCTAGTGTAAGCAATAGCACTAACATAAGTATTATCTGAACTACTAATTCTACTATCTAACAGTAATGTGTAATCTAGTCCTTCCTCTGTTAAAGCATTTTCAACAGGCATCTGTACTAACTGTTTACCATCAAGTATTAGGTATAATGTACTGTCAATGAAATCAAAACCTGTAATATTATCTGCGAAAACCCATTTCTGCCATGCACTTTGTATCTTTTCTTTTCCATTCCAAAAGTATTTATAAACATACAATGTGTTTTGATTTGTACTGTCTTGCACTAACACCATAGATTCAGAAGCCGAACCTGCTGTTCTTCTTATACTCGTTGGTATATATTTAGGAACTTGTGATGTTATCTCTTCTGCTTCAAATACCTCAGTATTATTATCTACAAAGTATTCAAACATACCTTCAAACTGTCCACGATTAAACGGAAAGTATATATAAGGACCAAGAGCCAATGGAGTTACACCGTCTGATATATCGTACTCAGTAACTGGAGATATTGCTACAGTCTTAGGAGATAGTATATCTGCACCTCTAAGTACAAATTGTGAACCGTTACTGAATAACATTAACTTTTCTTGAAAAGGTAAAGCGTTCTGAAGTACTGCTACTTTAGTGTGACTGAGTCCTACATCTATAGGAGCAGAGTCTAACAGAGATTGTGTAGTAGTCCTAAAGAAGTTAAAGTATTCATCTGCTTCAGAGAACACAACAGCATCATCAGTTAAGAATCCTAATCTGTTCTTAAAGAAAAAGACATCATTAATCTTGCTGCCTACAAAAGAAGGAAAGCTATTAGTTTCGTCATCTCCAGCTGATCTGCTTCTCCATCCTACTTCTCTATCAGGTTCAGATACTACATCTTCTTCAGGCGATTGTAAATTAAAGGATGTTATAGTATTCCCTGTAAATACAGGAACAAGAGTAACAGGCATAGTGTTGGGGTCAAAATGAGTTTCAATGCCTTCATAGACTGTTGAATCACTCTGATCTTGTTTCCATCCTATAGTCTCTATCCAAGAACCCTCTCCAAATTCTGTACCATCTTTTGTTTTAAACCTAACATAGTAATCATCTTGCTCTAAGTCTGCGTCACCTATTATTTTTACAACAAACTTATCGAAGCATTTAGCAGGTAAATCTGTAATATTATCTACTTCTTTATAAATAAGACCTAAACCTTGTTCAGCCAACCCATCAGAAACTTCAATATCAAAATCCTCAGAGTTACTATCAGCATCTCTACTTTCTATTTGTATTACTGATGCTTGTCTAGTTACCGTATATGTAGTTAAAACTCCAAGTGTAACAGTAGCTGTTGGAAGCGTAACAGATGTGTAAACTGCGTTGTCGTGCCATGTTTTATCGGCATGAACAAAGTATTTAGGTTGGAAAGAAAGTGTAGGAGTTGCTCCTCCTGTGTTGTATCCTTGTCCTCTGTTAGTGATTACTAATTCAGTTGCAGACCCACCTACTAATTCAACATAACCTCTAGCACTGCTATTTGATCCTTGATTTACAGTAAAAAATAATCTCTCACTATGACCATAATCTTTTACTTTTTTTAGAAAGAACTCACTTGGATAACTAACATCAAAAATCATGTCCTGCATACCAGAACCTGCTGTATTTAATGTCAATCCTGTGACTCCTGTTTCCCCTGCACTAGAAGCACCGTAAGTACGCTCTAACACATAAGCTAAGTCTTTAGCTATATATTCTGTGTCAGCGTGTTTACCGCTGGTAGATGGACCACTGAAGTAAGTAGCTGCTTGTAAATCTGTTATCTGAGAAGGTTCGTGGTGTGAGTTTGTATAATCACCTCCAGAGCCATGTCCTGTGCCTTGAACTATATCACCATTAATCTTAACAGTGTAGGTCTTTTCATAATCTCCAAGTTTAACAAATATCAAAGCTTTCTTTTTAGGATAGCCTTCACTTATTAAATTTAATTTATTTACTGTCTTCTTCTTATTAACAAGAAATGTATAGTCAACTACTGTTAAAGCTCTTAGGTCTTCTACTGGATTAGTGATACCATTAAGATAACTCTGTGCTATAGATGTTGTAGTTACTGCTATATTACTACCACTATCAAGATCAACAACACCTACTGTAGGAGTGCCTCCACCCAACGATACCTGTACACAATATTTATTGTCTTTATCTCTTTTAACAAAATGTGAGAATAAAGAACTAGGATCACCTGTACTTGAAGGAGTGCTTTTATTTATGTCTGTTACAGCACTATTGTTAAATTCACTAACCCATCTTGTATTAGGTCTTTTTACTAATCCCTCTACTACAGTAGACCAAGCATTTATCTGCTCATCACACTGTCCAGGGTATCTTAAATTGTCAGGTTGTTGTGATACACCTTGTGCAAGGTTAGGAATACTGGTGTGAAGCAGTGGCATCTCTAGCGATCAAGTACTCGTAACACGCTATAGTGATCAAAGATAGTCCTGTCTGCATTCTCAGTATCACTTTCAATAGCCCTAGCTTTTGCTTCTATCTCATCTCTCAATGCAAAGCCTTCTATCTCTCTACTACCTAAGAACCTAGCAGCAAATATTCTAGCAGCTTTAACAGATATGTAATGTCTAAATTGTTCAGGTAGTTCTTCAAATTCCAACTCAAAAGTAATTATAGCTTTTAAGTCCTTAGTCCAAGTATCCCTGTGATTCTTCCTGTCGTACAGTGTAGTACCTCTTTGTACAGGATCAGTATCTGTATTTAACTCAGGGTCTAAGTCTACCTTTAATGTATTGTTCGGAAGAGTAATCTTACTTGTATTAGCATCTGGTACTAATGGATAATCATACTCAGTATTGAAATGCCATCCTTCCGATTGGATAGCCTTACTTGTTTCTTCTAAAGCATGGACTGCTTGTGTAACTGTTACAGGAACACTTGTTCCACTTAAAGTATTAACAGGTGATTCTCCTATTACAGAGATCATTATGTTTACCGCTTCTAGTTTAGTTGTCAGTGCCATAGCTTAATAAATAAAAATATCGGTGGAGGGTGCGGAACGAATCACAGACCACCCAACACCGAAGAGAGAATCCTATTAAGATACTAATTCGATAGCACACTCAGGACGGAGGATTCCGTGACCCATAGCATACTTAGCAACGAACAATGTACCTTGACGCTCAAT